TCTTCCTCTTCTTCTTCCTCTTCTTGTTCTAAGTCAGCAATATATCGGTCTGTTGCAGGTAGTTCAGTAGGTTGTTCATCATCTACTGATATTTCATCTGCTTCTGGTGCAATAGGATCAGCAACAATTGCTGCATCTGGCATAATATATAGTTTTCTACTTGGAACATCCACATATGCAACTAAATCACCATCTGCATCTACATAATCTACTCGATCTCCGCCTTTACTTTTAGAGAAATCTTGCCAATCGATTTTTGCAGTGTCTAATTTGTCTTCAGCATCGCCGATTGCATCAAGATCAGTCTTTCCGCGTAGTGATATTTTTTGTTCTTCCGCCGGATTTGCTCCATAATACATTTCATTGACAAAACCAGAGAATGTAGGACAGGATCTTCCTTCTTTCATTGCAATATTCGTTACCGGAATTGCAGTAATATATGGATCTTGATATTCCACTGGTTTTTTCTTCTCTTGTTTATATACAAGATCATGAGTCATAGCTTTATACGTAGAGTCATAATGTTTTCCAGCAAAGATAGGATCACGTTCTACAGTTCTTTGAAAACCTGCAAGTTTTGGTTCCTTATTTACTTTATTTCCTTTTGCATCACGATATAATTTAGCAGAATTAGGACCTCCGAAACCAGGTTTCTTAAGATCCATATAATTGTCAAAATTTAGGATATCACGACGGTGTACATCAAACATTTCCATGTGTATTTTAATTCTTTTTTTAAACGTGGATTTCTCCAATACGAGTTTCTTTCCAAGCATCTGCTCTAAATTTAGCAGTTACTTCATATAAGTTTGCTGAAACATATTCTAATGCCATTGGAGTTAATCCGCCTTGTGGAATTACCGGAGTAAATCTAAATTCGCGGAAAATATCTCCAGCTTTATTGAAAACAGCTACATATATCTGACCATAATAGTCTCTTTTCAAACCTTGACGACCAGTTAATGGGTCATATGCTAAATCTGCCCATCCTCTGAGGATATTGTAGATATACATATTATTTTCTTCATTTAAGTTGACAGTGAATTTAATATCTAAATCAGCGGTTGTCTTTTCAGGAATTGCTCCAGCAAAAGAACGACTTGCAAACTTATATTTTTGTTCAACTACTCCAGTTGGAGTTAATTCAGGTAATCCTGAGATAGATGCTACATGTTCAACAAGTAAATCTACGTTTTCTGAAATCACTGCAGGCGGTGTAATAACGACTTCAAACTGATTTAAGAAAATCGGTTCGTAATAATTAGTTGCTGCTCTAGAATTATCCCAATGTGGTAAACCGGCCATTTTATAACGATTATTTTATTTTATTTATTTACGCAGTTAGTTGCTTTGGTGCAGTAGTAGTAGTATCTGTGATATTAAATAAATCGTCATAATCTATTATTACTCCTGCTGAAACTTGTGCAGATCGATTTGAATATGTATCAATCGCAACGACGTCACCTTTGAACTCTAAAATTAGTGATGGAATAATCGTTCTAAAGATTAAATCATCAATATTTTCAATATCGTCTCTTTCTTTTATTGCGGAAATTGGTTCTGGGCTAGTATTTGTTATTAGTAGAGTGGATGTTCCATCTACCTTTAGTGAAAAACTATTCCAGCTTTCTACTGGATTTCCATCCAGTGTATCAACCATTCCAGTCGATAGTTTTAAAGTTATCCTTGGACTTCCAGAATTGAGTCCGCTTGTTGAAACCTCCCTAAGCACGATTTTATTCGTGCTCAGTGTAATTTCAAAATAAGTATTCTTGAAGTATTTTTCGTTTAACTCTTTTATTTTGCCTTGGCTTACATTTCCAGAAAGTTGTATAATTTCTTGTGCATATTCAGGTCTGAGTTTCTTTTTGATTGCTTCACTAGCGAGTTCAAACTTTCTTTTAAGAATGTTTACTTCACTAAGGATAACATATGTTGATGTAGCATAGCCTTCTTTAAACTTCATGTCCGGAAATAGATCAACTTGATGTAGTGTACAATTGATACGTTTAGGATCAATTTTTGTTGCACCATCTTCAATCTCCCATTTCACGTCATGGCTAACTATTGCTTGGAAGACGAAACCTCCGTCTTTTGCACTAGCTTCATCTCCATATTTTTCAAATAGTTTTGACATTAGTCCTTTCTACGATCTCGGGTTCTTTTGTAGTTCTTCCAGATCTCGTTGTAGATATTACAAGAAGCTCCTAAGAAATTGATGATACCGACGTATTTTTTCTTGTCCTCACCATCCATGCCCGCAATTTTAACTCCTAGTTTCTTTGCGTCATTGATTGTAAGTTCTTCGTCCTCGTCTTTACCGACTAATTTCTTTAAGTCTCCCTTCTTTTCTAATAGAGCAAACTTATGAAAGCTCGCGATTGCTTTTTCCATCGATTTTTAGATTATTTAGAACTAACTATGTTCTTCTTCTTCACCGTGCCTAAATACTGTTTAGTGTATTTGTCAATATGCGGTGTGCCTTTACCTTTAACAGGTCCTTCAGCTAATTCTTGCTTTACTTTTGCAGTTCCAGTAGCATCATCATTTTTAGTGTTGCCTTTTCCGCTATAGCCAGCAGCAGCTTTTTTGAAAGCTGACATGAATTGGTTGTAGTTCATTACAGGATTACTCATTTTTATCCAGATTTTTTTATTATTTATCTTTATTCTTCGATATTTTTTTAGTATTGTTTATCAGAGATAACTCTATTTTAATCAAATGCCTGAACTCGCAGAAATAAAAATAATGGCTGAATATATCAATGATGTATGTCGTGGTCATGATTTTACAGGTATCGGTGTTTCATCCGCAGTATCAAAACGATTACCCATGGTGACTCCTACTGACCTGCAAATATTTGAAATTATAGCAACAGCTAAGGGAAAGTCACTTATGCTTACTCTTACTTCCGGTGCAACGCTACACTATATTTCAATTTCAATGGGCATGTCCGGACATTGGGTCTTTTGTAAAACAGAAGATCGTCCGAAACATACACATCTAGTATTTAGTGTTCCGCCATTACTTGGTGGATATTCACTCTGTCTAGTTGATGCTCGTCGATTTGCTAAATGGAAATGGGGAACTTGGCCAGAGAGTCGCGGCCCATGTCCAGTTACCGAATATCCTCTTTTTGTAGAAAATATTAAAGCTTCTCTCAATAAGAAGACATTCGATAAACCGATTCATCTCGTGCTCATGGATCAACGCTACTTTAATGGTATAGGAAACTACTTGCGTGCCGAGATAATGTACAGAGCAAATCAGGATCCCTTCGAGGAGGCTCGAACCGCTCTTACTAAGAATCCAAAATTACTTGAACTCTGTGAGACTGTTCCATTTGAAGCATATCTTATTGGCGGAGGTCAGTTGAAAGACTGGAAGAATCCATTTAATATTCCAAAGAATGGCTTTTCTGATTGGATTAAGTGCTATGGAAGATCAGATCGTTCCCTGATTGATGCAAACGGACGAAAATTATGGTATTTTGAAAAACAATCACAATGGGCATACGCGATGAAATAGAGAAGCTAATTGACACATCTGATCCTGAAATACTTCAAGACTTGCGCGCTTGGGACAAGGGAGATTGTTCTGAAGTTGGAATCTGTGAGATTCTATTAAAACAATTAATCAAAAAACATCGACAGGAAAACGGTGAATGGTCAAATACTGACTATGATATTATTAAATTACGTTATTAATCTATAACCATGAAAAAACTAGACAATTTCTTAGAAACCGCAGCTTATTGGAAACTTTTTATAGTATTTGAGATAATCTGTCTCATACTGATTAAAATACCATGTCAACTTGTTTTACCAGATGTATTTAACTGGTATGTTATTAATAGCTGTGCCACATTATTTTCGCTTTTTCTAATGGCATCAATATATTTTGCACGAGCTGCAAATTCTCTACATCGCGCATGTAATGAATTTGAAGAAAAAGTACATGCTGCAACAACAAAAGAAGAACTTGAAGCCCTTTTAAAAAATGATTTTTCAAATCTTATAAAGAAAGCATTTACGAGCCATCAACGCTACCGATTAAAAGAATTATATACAATTATTAAAACTAAATATCAGTACATATGACAACACGAACAGATCGTGAATCTTTTGCGCTCAGCGCAATTCACAAACAGCTTGAAATAGCCGGCGTCGACAAATCCGTCCTTGAAACAGACCACGACTCATGGTTTTCAAATAATACGATAACTAATGCGCAGCGAGTTGTCTGGAAAGCATGGTTTATTAGCGAAGCTAGACGATTGTTTCGAATGACCAAAAAATCAGCAGAAAAAGAATTTTCTTTCTTTGATTTAAGTTACGGATTACGCGTCGCTGAATCAGAACAAGCTAAGTAAATCAAAACTACGTTCTATAAGAGTAGTAAATAATCAATATATGGCAGAAATTAAGTTGGAGTTCACTCCACGAGAACAACAGACCGCGATACTTGACTTCGTTAAGGAGTCTGTTGCTTCTAACAAAAAATTCATAATGATTGATGCGCCGACTGGCTGTCTTACAAAAAATGAAAAAATTAGAATATATAAATTAAAAAAGTAATTTATATGGAACGTAATAAATATAATGAAATTGTTAAAGCTACTCGTAAACTAAAAAATAATATTTCATTTGAAACGTTAAATGATTTTTTACAAAAATATAAAATTGATTTAGATATAAATCCATCAGCTATCCCATCTTTAATTAATGAGATATTAATTGAAATCAAACACACTGATTCAATAACTTTATCGAAATTAAACTTGATGTATAAAAAAACATCACAAAAGTATTGGATTATCCGTGGCTGGGATCTTGAATATTCAATTAGAAAAGCAAAAGACGCAAATCAAATATATTCTCATCCAAGCCGATTAGAGAAAAAAGGATACTCTCATGATGAAATTAAAAAAATTGTTAGTGATTCATGCAAAAAAGGTCATGTAACTTTAAAAAATAGACATAATTACGATGAAATAATCAACCGTCGAAATCGAGGACTTTCTAAGCATCGATATACTAAAATTATAAATCCACTGACTGGAGTATTTTACACTGATGTTGAATCTGAGCAAAAATATAAAGAGGACCAGCGACGCGCGAGTATCTCTGCAAATAAAAATAGAAAGCCTGAGTCATTTAACACTAAAATTGAATATTATTTAGCCCAAGGCCTTTCTTTAGATGATGCAAAAGCAGCTTTATTTGACCGTCAAATACGAAATGGGCTAACTTATTATATAAATCAATATGGATTAGTTCAAGGAACAAATAAATATTTTTCTCGCATAGAAAAATATGGAAACAAAATTAAAAAATTAAGAGAAGAATTTCCAAAAAAATGGAAGACTTCTGGTAAAAAATATAGTGACGTATCCAAAAAATTTTTTGATAGTTTAATTAATGAAACTAGCGATTTAAAAAATTTAACTATTTTTTATGCTGAAAATGAATATTTTATATATGATTCAAGTAATAAAAAAATATATTTCTATGATTTTTATGTTAGAGAACTTAATTTAATTATTGAATATCATGGAGTTGTATGGCACCCAAGAAAAAGAGTTCAAGAAGGATGGCTTCATCCATATACTAAAGAAACGTCTGAGAAATATTATGACTTAGATAAACATAAAGAAAAACTAGCAAACGATAAAGGAATTGACGTCATAACTATATTTGAAACTGATATAACCATTAATAAAACATATATATTCGATGAATTACATAGAAGAATTAAGTCGTACTGTAATACTAAATGATCTAAAACATCATTATGATATTGAAAAGTTAAGTCAATTATCTGATTTTGAATTAAATGATTTTTTTAATAACCATGTTATCTTCAATAGTGAAGAAATAACAATGAAAGAGTTTTATGAGTTAGACACAGAGTTATTAATTGAATCACTGGACGGATATGTTAGAGTTGGAGAAAAAATAAAAAAGACCAATTTAGAATGTTATACATTAACCTTAGTCGACAGTCGAAAATTGTCTGGATCATTTAATCATCTAATTGAAACAAATAGAGGTTGGGTAAAATTAAAAGAATTAACAAATAATGATTATGTATTAACAGTCGATGGCTTCATTAAAGTAAAAAATACAAGACAAATTAAAACACAAGACGTCTATGATTTAGAATGTTTACACCACAATCATCGATATTTATCGAATGGCATATCTAATCACAATACTGGAAAATCTTATGCTGCAATCATGATCGCCGAGTGGTATCGTCGTGAGATCAATAAGAAGGCAAAGATGGATATTGTAACAAATACCAAACTTCTACAAGATCAATACGTCAGAGACTTCGATTTTATTGCTAATCTTAAGGGCAAAAACAATTATTGGTGTAAAAAACAGAATATGGGATGCGGTGATTCGCAAATCCTAAATAAAGCTGCCGGTAAGAGATGTGACGCCTGTGGATATAAAATTGCTCAAGGGTATTTCATTCGAAATCCATTAAGCCTTACTAATTTCCATCTTATTACCTCATATGCAATGTATTCTCCAGATTTACTAGCAGAGCGAAATTCAAAACTGCTAATAATTGACGAGGCCCACTCTTTTGAAGAAGCATTTTGTGATTTTATTTCTTCTTCATTTTCAGAACGTAGTCTAAAGCTACTAAACATCTGGCAACCATGGATGGAAAAGGATTTAGACGGAATCTCTAATCTGACCGAATTGTCAGAATACGCTGCAACTATTCTAGTTCCATTGCTGGCCTCAGAAGCTGCGACTTTACTCGATGAAGCAAAAGACACACGAAGTCGTACTAAGAAATTAGACCTTATTAAGAAGGCTGATCATGTTGATAAATCAATGTGTAAGATAAATCGATTTGTAAATGACAAAGAGAATTACGCTGCAAATTGGACATTTGAAAAGGATTTAGATCAGTATGGTAAAACTAAAATTTTGGTTGAACCAATTTGGGGTAATATCTACCTTACTGAAATGTTCTGGGATCAGTATGACCATGTTATTTTTATGTCAGGTACCCTACTTGATAGATCACTTTTTTCATTTTTGATGGGAGTAAGCACAGATGATTCAACATATCTTGCACTTCCGTGCCCATTTGATCCTACAAAACGTCCGGTAATTTATCTAAAGTTTGGTAAAATGTCTTATTATAACAAACAAGAATCATTTACTCGAGCAATTCCAATTCTACGAAAAATATTGGAGAAGAATAAGGAGAATAAGGGTATTATTCATACATCAACTTATGAATTCAGTAATTGGATAAAAAGTACAGTCAAGGATGACCGACTTATTTTCCATGATTCACTAACTCGAGAAAAATCTTTAGAAAAACATTTAAGTTCTCAATTTAAAACTGTATTAGTATCTCCATCGATGATTAATGGCGTCGATTTAAAAGATGACTATTCTAGGTTTCAGATAATCCTAAAAGTACCTTTTCCTAATTTAGTTAGTACAAAAATAAAGAAGAGATTAGAGACTCGCCCAGATTGGTATAATTGGAAGACCCTAATTGATCTTCTTCAAGCATATGGTAGATCTATTAGAAACGATGATGATTGGGCAGAGACATATATCTTAGATGAATGCTTCGATCAGATATTAAATAATAAAACAGTGCCGCAATATTTTTTAGATGCACTAAATATAAAAAAGTTAGCAAAGAAATAAATGGCTAAACAAAAAGGAATAGAAGAAAAATACCAAAAACTAACGGATATTGAGCACGTATTATTACGTCCGTTTATGTATATTGGTTCAATTTCTCCACATACTGGAGAACAATATCTCTTTGATGGAGAAAAAGTTTGGAACGAAGAAGTAACCTATAATCCAGGATTTCTAAAATTATTTGATGAAATTATTTCAAATTCAGTTGATGAGCATCGTCGCAACTCAAAATTAAATGAAATCAGAGTCATAATTAACAGAGACACAAATACTCTGTCAATTTGGGATAATGGTGGAATTCCAGTAAAGAAGCATCCAGTGCATAAAGAGTGGATTCCCGAAATGATTTTCTCTAATCTTAAAGCCGGTTCAAGTTTTGATGATACTGAACAGCGAACTGTTGCTGGAACAAATGGTGTTGGTTCAACCCTAACAAATATCTTTAGTAAATCATTTACTGTTTCTACTTGTGATGGAACAAATAAATTCGATCAAGAGTTTACTGATAATATGCACAAGAGAAGTAAGGCAAGTATTACTCCAGCCAAACGAGGATTTACGGAAATTACGTATATCCCTGACCTTGAGCGATTTAAAATGAACTCGATCGATACTATCTCATTTCAAATAATGTTTAAGCGATGCCTAGATGTTGCTGCCTGTAATAATCGACTCACCGTTAAGTTTACAAGCATCTATCAAGGCAAGAAGAGCGAACATACTCTTCGCTTTAAGACATTTGATGAATATATCAAGCTCTACACTCAAGAATTTTTCTATGAAGAGTCAAAAGATTGGAAAATTGCATTTGCAAAATCAGAAAATGGATTTCGTAATGTAAGTTTCGTAAATTCAGTACACACAAAAGATGGCGGAACACATGTAGAGTATATCGTTAATCAACTAATTGCTCAATTACGTGAAATGATTAAGAAGAAACACCGTGTTGAAGTTAAACCAAGCGATATCCGTAATTACTTGTCAATATTTATTGATTGTACAGTAATAAATCCAGCTTTTAGTTCTCAAACTAAGGAGAAATTAATAACTGAACAGAAAGAGTTCTATACTCGACATGAACTTACTGAAAAATTAGCAAAAACCATATTCAAATCTGAAATAATTGCGTCAGTACTTGATTGGATTGAGAAAAAAGCCTTAGCCCAAGAACGTGCTGAACTGCGTAAGTTAAATAGTGCATTAGACAAGACGAAAATATTAAAACTGATCGATGCTCAAAGAAAAGGAGACAGAGGAATTTGTATTCTTGGTATTTACGAAGGATTATGTTTAGAGGAAAATACTGAAATATTAATTTTCAATGGAGAGGTTAATTCTATTAAAATAAAAGATGCGTCAATTGGAGATTTTGTTCTTTCTCATGAAAATAAAATAGAGCAGATTTATCAAGTATCTAAGCGAATCGACCGTTGTATAAAAATAAATTTAAAAAATGGTGAAAGTATTTCATGTACTCAAAATCATAGATTTTTTGTATTTAATAAAGAATCTCAAGTTTTTGATTTTGTTAAAGCCTCTGATTTAAGGATCAATACGCATCAATTTTTAAAAAATAGATTAATATATCTTGATAAATTTCATGAAATATTAGATATAGAAGAGAATGAAAATTCCTTTAATTTAATATTAGACGAACTCATTTCTATTATTATTAGTCAAGGAACAAAACTTTGTGTATTTGATAGCTTAGATAATAATTTTAAGATGATCTTTCCAACTGAGGTAAATACAAATATCCACTTCTTTGTTAGTTTTAGAAATATATGAAACACTTCATATATTTCTTAGATAAATAAAAATAAAAATCTATTATGAAGTATTTTATTTATATAAATTCAGAAAAAATATCGTTTAAGTCAACTAATCCGGCCTTTATTTCACCTACTATTAAAAAAATATTCATTAAAAACTCAATTGATATTTTTAAATACTTGGAAAAATTAGACCTGCCTGTTCAAAAATGTGCCATTTGTAAATCCGCATATAATCCTTATTTTACTTTAGAATTTAATATTTCTCCAGAAGGGGAAGTAAAAATAAGCAATATACTGAATGGACATAAATCATACAATTATCAAAAATATAATAAGAATTACTGTTACTCAAGTAATCCAAATTGCCCTGGAATAAAGATGAATCCTAATTCTGTCGAATTTATATCATTAACTCTAAATTTAACAAAAGATGAAGCTCTCAAATATATCCACGACACTAATAACTCTCCTTTTTATTTAAAAAATCATTCAACAAAAGAAGAATATTCTAACTTTCAGAGCAGATCTAAGAACTCTTTTATTAAACGCTACGGAAAAAAGAAAGGAACGTCGAAATATAATGATTTTTGTAATAATCAAAAATATGCTACTAATAAAAATTTCTATTTAGATAAATTCGGATTACTTGAAGGGACTCGACTATGGGATGAAATATGTAAGAAAAAAGCGATTACTTTGGCAAATATGACTCGTCTCTATGGAGAAGAGTTTGGAAAATTAAAATTAGCAAATTGGAAAAGCTCTATTTCTAAAACAAATAGTAAATATATCCAAGAATTTGGAATAGATGCTGGCTTAAAAAAAATAGAAAATAGAAATGCTAAGCGACTTGCTACATTAATAGAACATGGCAAAATAATAATACCTGCTGAACAAAAAATAGACTATTTAATCTATCATCATCTAGTTTTAGAGGAAACTAAATATCAATTATTAATTCATGGTCATTCAAAATTTGGAGAAAATTGGCAAAAAATAAAAAAGGAAGAAAAATTAGAAATTGATCATCAATTTTCTATTAAATCCGGCTTTATTAATGCAATTTCACCTAAAGTAATAGGAAACATTGAAAATCTTGAATTAATAACTAGAGCTGAAAATATTAAAAAAAGAGATAATAATTCAATTGACCATGAAACACTAATTGAAAAAATAGTAAACAGTAAATATGGAAAATAATTTTTTAGAATTAATTGATATTGATACAATTGAAGATATTGGTTATCAAAATGTAGTAGATATTGCGGTAACTGGAGGTGAAAGTTTTATATTATCAAATGGAATAATTTCACACAATTCAGCGATTTCAGCGGTTCGTCAGTTCAGAGACACTCAAACAATCGGTGCCTTTCCACTAAAAGGTAAATTCATCAATGTAAGTGAGATGAAAAGCTCTGAAATTATCAAAAATGATGAAGCAGTTCAACTAATGGCGTCACTTGGTCTAAAACTTGGTGAAGAACCTAAAGGATTACGATATGGTAGAGTTTATATCTACACCGATGCTGATCCAGACGGAAACCATATTGCTGCTTCCTTAATTAATTTCTTCAATCGGTTCTGGCCAGAATTATTTGACCAAGGTAGAATCTATAAAGTAATGACTCCACTAGTTGTTGCTAAAAAAGGTAAAGACTCACTTAATTTTTATACAAACGAAGAATTTGATAAGTGGCAGACTAAAAATAAAGTCACTGGCTGGAATGTCGAGTATAAGAAAGGGTTGGCCGCTCTTGAAAATGCAGAATATGAGGAAATTATCAAAAATCCGAAATTAGTTCAGATTAAAAATGATAAGGACTACAAAGAATCACTAAATGCTTGGTTTGGTGCAGATTCTGCTCCAAGAAAAGATCGAATCTTAAATAAACCTAAAAATATCGAAGACTAATGACATATACAAAATTTAAAGAAATTATCGATCTAATGATTAAGCAGAATGCTAAAATACATTCAGCATATGATTTAAAAATTGATCTTATCGACTTTTATGATGAATCTGATAAAACTGTTCACTTATTATGGTCATCTATATTAAATGAATATGGACTTGATTGGCTGAACTGGTATCTTTATGAAAAGAATGGCATTAGCGGCACTCCAGATAAAAAATTAACTGCACATGATCTTGATGGTACTGAAATTTGTAAAAATGTAAAAGGATTATATCAATATCTAACAAAATATAAATATTTTAAAATATGAGCATAACAAAAATTGAATATGGTGAGGGCTGTTATGGACCAAATATAGCAATTGATGGAGAATCTCTACATCTTCATGAATATGATACTAGAACACTTGAATCTGTAGATAATCTTAAATTAGACGTATTATCTGAGCTTTCTAAAATACGTGCAGCCTTAGATCAACGTGATTGGTTACAAATCCTTGAAATAGTTACTTCACACGGTGCTTGGGAATTTAACGAGGCAGAGTGCCGTGAACATTCTAACTGTGACCAATGTGGTAATTATAATTGGCAACATACATTTAATAAATCAGAAGAATAATGACATTTGAACTTAGATTTATATTAGTCACAATATCAATGATTGCAGCAGATGTTGCATGGACCTATTATTTTATAAAAGTAGATGAACGCAAGTCTATTGCTGCTGGCCTTTGGGGTTCTGCAATTATTCTGTTCGGTGCATTTACTGCCGTTAATTATGTAGGAGACTCACGATTAATATTTGCAGCAGTACTTGGTTCTTTTATTGGAACTGC